TTATTCCAAATGCAATCGACTTTAGTCAGGACCAATTCAAACCTGACCTAAAAGTTAAGCGAATGAAAACGGACCACATTCAAATAGGTTGGTCAGGTTCAGTAACACATCACCACGATTTAATACTACTTGCAGAATCATTCTTACAATTAAAATCAGACCCCGATACTCAAAACAAGTACAGACTAATCTTGAGCGGATTTATTGAAGGCGATGCTATGTGGAAAGAGTACGAAAACATTTTCACAAGTGGTTACAGAATAAGTCAAGAACAATACTGCAGGATAAACGGAATGGATGCCTTCACTTATGCCAGTGCGTATGATATGTTTGACATTGGTTTAATCCCTTTAAAAGATACCCCATTCAATAGATGCAAGTCTGAATTGAAAATGCTTGAAATGGGTGCAAAGAAGGTAAGTGTAATAGTTTCAGATGAATATCCTTACACTAACATAGCTAAGAATAAAAAGAACTGTTTGACAGCAAATAAAAAAGAATGGTTTAAACAAATGAAAAAATTAATAAATTTGCCTGAGTTAAGAAGTGAACTATCTGAAAACCTTTACAATGAGGTCAAAGAGAATCACAATATAGAAAAGGTAAACAAATTAAGATTAGAATTATACAAGGAGGTAATAAGAAATGAGACCAACAAAGTTTAGTGAGGAATTATTTGAAAATATTTGCAATCAAATATCAACTACTTCAATAGGACTGCATAAGATATGTAAAGAGGTAGGCATTAGTGCAGTAACTTTTTTTGAATGGATAAAAGAAGATGCGGAGTTATCTAACAGATACGCCCGCGCACGCGAGGCACAAGCCGAACTATTAGCAGACCAAATCATTCAATTAGCTGATGACAAAAGCGGTGATACTCAGGCGGGTGAGTTTGGTGAGGTAGGTAATGCAGCCGCGATTCAAAGAAGTAGATTACAAGTTGAAGCACGAAAATGGATAGCAGCGAAACTAAAGCCTAAGAAGTACGGTGATAAGGTAGAAGTTGACCAAACAATAAGTGTCAATAAATTACCTGATTGGTTAAGTAATGATTTAAACGTGGAACAAAATCCAAAATAAAAAAATGTTCCACGCAAACAAACTCAATAAAATTGGGATACTATACGATGAACAAACCTCATTTGTAATTGCCAAAACATGACTCAATACAATCCTAATCTTTTATTCATAGAACAAAACATTAAATCAAAGCGTGTGCTTGCCCTACAAGGCGGCACACGTTCCTGACTGGCAAAACCTATTCCGCCCTTCAATGGATTATAAGGACTTGCCACAAGTATCAAGGCATGACTATTTCAATAGTTCGTAAAACCTTACCTGCTTTAAAGTCATCAGCTATGCGTGACTTCATCGAGATAATGAATAGTTTAGGTTGGTATAACGAAACTGACCATAACAAAACAGAAAACACCTACCTACTTAATAAAAACCTGATTGAGTTCTTTTCAATAGATGATGCACAAAAGATTCGAGGACGTAAACGTGACATACTATTTATAAACGAAGCAAACGAAATAGACATTGAAGATTGGCGTCAATTACTTTTAAGAACTTCAGGCAAGGTAATTATCGACTACAACCCCTCAGACTTTGAACATTGGATTTATGACCAAGTACTTACCCGAGAAGATTGTGCAACCTTAATAACCACTTACAAAGATAATCCTCACCTACCTGATGCACTTAAAAGAGAAATCGAAAGTCTTAAAGATGCAGACCCTGAGTATTGGAAGATATTCGGATTAGGTGAAAGAGGGCAGTTAGTTGGACTTGTTTTTAATAATTGGTATAAAGCGGAAGTAGTACCAAGTGAGGCGAAGTTCATCGGGCATGGATTGGATTGGGGTTTCACAAATGACCCTACCGCCTTAGTTTCGGTTTACAAATACGATTCTGCATTATACATTGAAGAAAGACTCTATGAACGTGGGTTGACTAATCAAGACATCGCAAAGAAGATAACTGAATTAGGAATCAACAAACGAGATGAAATCTTTGCTGATAGTGCCGAGCCTAAAAGTATTGAGGAAGTTTATCGAATGGGTTTCAACATCAAACCAACGGCAAAGGGTAAGGACTCGATTATTAATTCAATCGACATTCTTAGACGCTTTAAAATCTTTTTAATCGGTTCTAATCTGCAAAAGGAATTTAGAACCTACAAGTGGAAAACAGATAAGGCAGGCAAGGCAATTAACGAACCTGTGGACTTCAATAATCACTTAATTGATTCATCACGTTATTTAGCTTTAATGAAACTAAACGAGAACTTAAAAGGGAAATACGTTACAATTCGAGCCTAAATTAATACTTAAAAACAATGCGAAAGATATACGAAGAATTAAACCTAAGTCAAGCAATCGAACTAAATTCTATTAATAAGGATTTGGATAGGTTGGAATACGCAGCCAATAGACTTGCGATTGTGTTCAAAGTTCCTGTTGTGGAAATCTACAAAAGAGAAGTTGAAGATATATTTGCCTTAGATAATAAGTTGAGTCAACTTGAAAGTTTACCAATAGCAGCAAAGTTAAAAGATAAGATTAAGATTGGCGGCAAGTGGTTTAAGGTTGATTACAACGTGAGTAAATTAACAGCGGGGCAATTTATTGACATTCAGCACTTCGCATCAACTGACCCTGCAAAGAATGTTCATAAGATACTTGCTTCAGTAATTAGACCTATTGGCGGTTGGTGGGGATTAGGAAAGGTTGAGGAGTATAACGGTGATAACCATGAGGCAATAAGTAACCACTTATTAGAACACATGACAATATTACAAGCCTATCCGATTACGCTTTTTTTTTGCCAAATATTAAACAACTCATTGAAAGATATCCAAACTTATTCCCTCAATCAACTAAGGGAATTGGAGAGGAAACTCAAGGAAACGAATTCGCAAAAAAATGGGGATGGGTTGCCACAATAGACAATCTGTCTAACAACGATAAAACGAAATGGGATTACTTTTTGAACTTACCTATCATTCAATTCTTAAACTTATTAAGTTACCACATAGACCACTCAGAAGAAGTCAGGAGAGCAGCAAGTGAAAAAAGTAGATTATAAACAATTATTAGGTGACTTAGGTGAGAACCCTGACCAATACGGAGTAGTTCAATTCGATACTATAATAGGTAAGGCATTATATCAATTTGCATCAGCACTAACAGACGTACTTAAATCTAACTTAACCGAAAAGCAAGCCTACTATTCTGAATCGGAGTTGCTTCAATCAATCATAGCCTTACCCGTTCAAACAAGAGGAAAGAATTACTTAGTAACTATTCAAGGGAATGATTATGCCTTCTTCGTGGATAAGGGTGTGAGCGGTACTCGACAAAAGTTCAACAGCCCATTTAGTTTTAAGAATGAATATGTTTCTAAAAACTTTAATAAGTCATTACGAAAGTGGATTTCAAAAAGAGGCATCCCGATTCAATCAAGATATTCACAGACTCGAAACTTAACCAAGCAACAAAGAGCGACTAAGCAGATAGACGAGAAAACTAAAATGGCTTATGCAATGGGAGTAAGTATCAAAAGAAAAGGACTTAAACCTACTTTGTTTATTACGGATGCAGTCACAGAGGCGACATTAGAAAGCATGGCATCAGGATTAGCGAATGCACTCGGAGCATCAATTACAATAACTTTAGCAAATAATTTAATGAGATGATAACAATATCTTCAAACCCTTATAACTGGCAAAATTCATTCAATGAAATGGTATTCAATGTGAGCAGCACAAATGCACTCGCATCAGGATTTCAATTCTTAGTGGATGTAAATGTATCAGGTCAGACCAATCCTGTAACAAGGTTGACCTATCCAAAGCAACCGAACACAGGAGCGATTGAGATAAACCTTAACGAGGTCATTCAAAACTATGTAAGCTATGACTTACTAAGTAGTTTCAATGCAAGTGGAACACAAAGGGTTGCAAATGCTCGTGCGCCTTATTGGATTGGATTTGGTGAAGTTTATAACAACGCATCAGGCATACCGACTATTTATCCTGACTTAGCTTCATTCGGTTCAAGTGGTTCACCTAAGTACGGTACTAATGCAGTATTTGAATTTCAA